ATGCGCGGATTCAGCGAATCAGCACTCTCTTCCGGGGGTCACTCCCATTCTCTTTATGCCACTGATCCGATTATGACCCGATTCGGTGAGAGTCCTCGCGCTTCTGGCGGTATGGACGGAGCGACACCGATTGGTGACTTCGTGATCGGTGCTCGGACGATAGGGAGTTATGGGGATGCTTGATAAGTCGAAGCCGTATGGTGGCATAGTTGGATTCTTCCACGGCGCTAAGTACGAACAGAACGGTCGTTTCTATGACGCTGACGGAATAGAGATCGTCATTGATGATGAGCCAGAAGAGCCTGACATGACCGCCTCTATGCGCGGATTCAGTGAATCAGCACTCTCTTCCGTGGCTCACTCCAATTCTCTTTATGGCAGTGATCCGATTATGACCAAATACGGCGAGAGTCCTCACGATTCTGGCGGTATGGACGGGGCAACGCCGATCGGTGACTTTGTGATTGACGCTCAGACGATAGGGGGTTACGGGGATGCTGGATAAATCGAAGCCATATGGTGGCATAGTTGGATTCTTTCATGGTGCTAAGTACGAGCAGAACGGTCGTTTCTATGACGCTGACGGAATAGAGATCGTCCTTGGTGACGAGCCAGAAGAGCCGTCGCAGGAGGAACCGTTTGATGTACAGGAAGCAACCAAGGATGAGCTTATCAATTATGCGTACAACAGGTATAATAGGAAGCTCGACGCGAGACGTTCTCTTGAGAACCTTCGCACAGTTGTATCAAACCTTATGGAGTAGGCATGTCGCACAGATGCCGAGTTTGTGATAGTAAACTCAAAAGGTGGTTCACTGTGAGCTTGAGTGAGAAGTTAGCAGGGATGCGCTCACTCTCATATCACAAGTGCTCAAAATGCCACGCATTACATTGCGTTGATATGCTTGATTGGACTAATGATGAGTTCAAGAAGTACGTCTACAACGACCGGTACATTGAACTTGACCCTGAATTTTTGCACAAACGTCCTGAGAATAACAAGGGTTATCTCTGCACATTGTTTGGGGATGTTAAGCAACATACCATCCATCTCGATTATGGAGGAGGTAATGGTGAGTTAGCAAGGCTGATGCGATGTGACGGATGGGATAGTTACAGTTACGATCCGTTTTACGATACACCTTATGACCTTCGTGATGATTACAATTTGATCAGTGCGTTTGAAGTTTTGGAACACCATCCAAAGCCGATGGAACTCATGAGTGAGTTGAAGTCGAGACTCGAAGCTTATGGGATGATTGTGTTTACCAGTGCGTTCTCAAACAACCACGTACCTTACGATAAACCTGGCGACTACTCTTGGTGGTATGCCAATCCCAGGGTTGGTCATATTATCTTGCACAGCTTCGAGTCGGTCGAGCACATGGCCAGAGAGCTTGGGTTAGGCTGCACAACCACAGCAGATGTAGGCGCTATCTATGGTGCTACCATTCCTACAAGAAGGGCTTAGACAGTATGGGTAATATTCGGTTCCTTGTTGTTCCTTACACTCGTGGCATTGGTTTGGATGCCAGCAACTATGAAGAAGTAATTTGGAAGAGATCACTGAAGGTATCTGATACTTCTGTCTTCAAAGACAAGGCTTTGTCGTATGTGTTCGCTGCACCGAATGCGATCAGTCAAAAAACACTTGACGAATGGTGGAGGATACTTGAAGTTGGGGGACATCTTGTGCTCGTCATACCGCACGATCTTGAGTATGAGCAGTATATGGTGAAGATGCCGTCTTGGGTCATGGTGGAGAATGAGGTTAAGATTACAGTTGAGTCGAAGTCCAGACTGCTTGTTTACAAGAAGCTGTCATCTGGTAAGAGGTTGACCAGGCTTCGTGAATTTGATCCGAATAGCGCATTGCTCATTCGTTATGGTGGATTCGGAGACATGCTCCAGGCGTCGTCAGTTATTGCGGGCTTGAAGCAGCAGGGTTGGAAGGTGATCGCCAACGTCACCGAGAAGGGTCGGGGCATACTACAGGCTGACCCGAACATTGACGGTTGGTGGATGCAAGACGAAGATCAAGTGTCAAATGACAATTTGGAGAACTACTGGCGAGCTTTGAAGGAGAGATTCGGCAAGATCGTGAACCTGAGTGAGTCTGTCGAGTGTCGGTTCCTTGTGCCGTACCACAGGCCGGAGTCGAACTTCTCACCAGAGATTTTGCGTCACCATTGTGCTGGGAACTACAACGATTACGCTTGCGATCTTGCTGGCATACCGAGGAAGAATCAACTCCGCTTCTACCCGACCGCTGATGAGCGTGCGTGGGCGAAGTCTCAGCGCAAGAAGCTAGGGGATGTCCCTGTCATTCTGTGGAGCCTGAGTGGGTCGAGTCTGCACAAGGCGTATCCGTGGACAGACAATGTGATCGCCACATTGATGTTGCACAGCAATGCAAAGGTGGTGATGGTCGGTGACAACCTGTGCAAGCTGCTTGAGGACGGCTGGGTTGATGAGCCGAGGGTTATTCGTCGCAGTGGCGAGTGGTCTATTCGTGAGACGCTATCGTTTGCCAGAGTTGCTGACATCGTTGTTGGCCCTGAGACTGGAGTATTGAACTCAGTCAGTATGGAGGCCGATGTCGGGAAGGTGTTGATGCTGAGTCATTCGACCGAAGAGAACCTGACGAGAGACTGGTTGAACACCCATGTTTTGACGCCGAATGTTGACTGTTACCCATGTCACCGTCTACACTATGACTTTAGTTACTGTAGGCGCGACGAGGAAACGCACGGGGCAGCTTGTGCGGTCTCTATCAAGCCCGAAGATGTCCATGAAGCGATCGACCGCTTATTGAACGCGAGGGGCTTTACGTGAGTACATTTCTCCAATTGTGCCAACGGGTACGCCGTGATTGTGGCATTTCACAATCCGGCCCGACGACCGTTACCGGTCAGACCGGTATCTTGGCGAATGTTGTCGATTGGGTGGCTGACGCCATCGAAGAGATCGAGAACCTTCACGCCGACTGGCACTTCCTGCTGGCCGAACACACAGACACCTGTGTTGCAGGCCAACAGGAGTACTCAGCACCTTCAGACCTCGGCCAGTGGGATCGCCGCGCTGTCTATCTCGACAGGACTCTGAACACCTACCGCAAGTTACGCTACATGGATTACGACACCTGGAGGAGCAATTTCCGCAACGGTGTCAAGACCAACAGTAAGCCGACATCATTCACTATCAAGCCCGATGATACTTTGGTTTTGGAAGGCCCGCCTGATGACACCTACAGTATCTACGCTGATTACTGGAAGAAACCGACCAGACCAACAGCCGACAGCGACACATCACTGATCCCTACCAGGTGGGAGAAGGTGATCATCGCTCGGGCAAAGCTCTATTTTGCTGAGTACGACGCAGCGCAAGAGATCCTGCAGTCGAGCACTCAGGAGTTCGCCCGCGTGTTGTTGCTGTTGGAATCTGACCAACTACCGAATCGTCACATGGACTCTATGGCTGAGTCTGACCTTCACTTACAGGTGGTGGTCGAATAATGGCTTACAGGGGTTCTCAGTACGTTCGCTTGGGCGGTGGACTCGACCTGCGATCCTCTGCCATGCAGATGGCATCCGGTCGGCTGCTCTACGCCGTGAATGTGGAGTGCGTTGCCCCGAACGGTTACAAGCGGATTGATGGTTATGAGATCAAGGGCGCTGAAATAACCGGCTCTGGTTCGATCACAGGTGTTACTTATTACAACTCGACCCCCTACGCCTTCCGTGCAAACGCCGGCGGCACAGCCGTTGTCATGTGGAAGCTGGTGGCAGGGACGTGGACTGAGGTGGATCTGGGGCGAGAGGTAGCGTTCACCAGTGGTGGCACCACCGCGATCAGCGTTGGTGATACTGTTGTCGGCGCTACATCCGGCGCTACGGCAGTGGTTCGTCATGTGCAGCCAACCAGCGGCTTGTGGGTAAGTGGGAACGTCACAGGCTGGCTGACGTTGTACGGCCAAACAGGAACCTTCCAGGCTGAGGATTTGAATATCCAAGGCGGTGCTACCAACGTGGCAACAATCGCTGCGGACTCTACTGCGGTCACGTTGTCTACTGGCGGTAAGTACGACTTTGACATTTACAACTTCAACGGCACTGAC